GTTTCCGACAGAATGTCATGTGCGGTGCAGCATGAAGCACATCACCCAGACCCCCTGGACGGACGAGGAGCGCGCGATGCTGCGCCGGCTGCGCGCGAACGGGCTGGGGTTGAAGGCCGTCGCGACCATGATGGGGCGCAGCTACCACAGCGTGACGCGGCAGGTGCGGTATCTCGGGCTGCAACTGAACCTGCCGCCGAAGCCTCGGCCGGCGCCAGAGCCTCCGAAGCGAGTGCGGGGCGGGGCGTCGCTGCCGCCACTGCCGTCGCTGGCTGAAGGCCAAGACCCCGCTGGGTGAGGCCCGACGGCGGCCCCTCGCGCTGTCCCGGCGAATGGCGCGCGGGGGGACTGCCGGGCATGTCAAGATTTACGCCCAGTCCGTAGGTGCGCAAGATTGTTGCGCGCCATGCACACGGAGACCGGCCATGGGGTGTACTGGTTCGCTTGCTTACTCGCGCTCGTGACCACCACCTGGGCACTGCTCGGCCTCATCGCCTGGGCCATCGTGAGGATGCTGTGACGACCAACTACACCACGATGAGCGGCGCGGAGTTCCAACGCGAGGTCGGCGACGACGTCGAGAAATGGGCCGACGCCGCCATGCAGGACGCCGAGCGGGAGGGCTATGCGGTCGATCGTGACTGGCTGCTGAAATGGCTCAGCGATGCCATGGACGCCGCTCGCAAGGCTAAGCCACCACCAGTGATCCCATGAGCGACACAGCCATTTCCATGACCGCCAGCCGCGGCAGCCCGTGGCCCGCCGCCGTTCGCCATCTCAACGGCAACGAGACCGACTTTCCGCGCGATATCGATGAGCAGCACACGCGCCTGATCCAGTGGTTCGAAGAGGCTGAGAGATCCAGCCAAGACGGTCGTGAAGCGTCCGAGATGTACCGCAGATATTATAACTGCGAACAATGGACAAGAGCGGAACTCGATGTGCTAAATGCGCGTCACCAGCCGCCTATAAGTTTCAATTACGTAAAACGGAAAGTAGAGCTACTCTGTGGGCTAGAAAGAAAGGCCAGAACCGATCCGAAGGCATTTCCACGCACGCCCACCGAAGAAGACCGCGCCGACGCCGCCACTCAGGCGTTGCGCTACATCGCCGACGATAGCAACTTCCCGATGCTGCGCAGCGCGGTGTTCAACGAGATACTGGTCGAGGGCTTCGGCGGCTGTGAGGTCGGTCTGGAGGATGACGGGCAGGGCGGCGCTAATGTCACGCTGACGCAGGTTCCGTGGGATCGCATCTGGTATGATCCGCACAGCCGCCAGGATGATTTCCTCGATGCAAGATACAAGGGAATCGTCATCTGGATGGACCGGGACCAGTTGCACGAGATGTATCCCGATGCCCAGGATGTTATCGATACCAGTTTCTCGCATGGTGATGCGACACAGTACGACGACCGCCCGGCATATATGACATGGACCGATACCAGCCGCACCCGCTGCCGTGTCGTGCAGTGCCACTGGTCGCAGGAAGGCGCCTGGTGGAATGCGACATATACCAGGTCCGGCTATCTCACTGAGCCGCAGCGCAGCAAGTTCAAGGACCGGCACGGCAAATCTGCCTGTCCTCTGGTTCTGCGTAGCGCCTATACCGACCTGGACAACATGCGTTACGGCATGGTGCGGGATCTGATCTCGCCTCAAGACATGATCAACAAGGCCTTCAGCAAGGCGCTGCACCAGATGTCGGTGCATCAGGTAATTGCCGAGAAGGGCGCTGTGCAGGATGTCGATAAGGCGCGGCGCGAGATCGCTCGGCCCGACGGTTATGTCGAGGTCATGCCGGGGCTCAAGTTCGAGGTGCAGGACGGCACCCAAATGGCACAAGGGCAGATGGCGCTGCTGACGCATGCGGTGCAGGAAATGCAACTGTCCGGCCCGAATGCGGCGATGTCTGGCACCGATCCGCGGGAGCTCAGTGGCAGGGCGATCCTGGCGCAGCAGGCGGGTGGGGCAACGCAGAACGAGCCGCTGGCGGACGGGCTTAGGATGTGGGCGCGGCAGGTTTACGAGATGTGCTGGATGGCGGCGCGGGAATACTGGAGCGCCGGCAAGTGGGTCCGTGTTACCGACGATTTGCAGAATACCAGGTGGGTGGGCATCAACCGCCGCGTCACAGTGCAGGACGAGTTGGCACAGATGCCGCCGCAGCAGCGCGCGATGGCGATGCAGCAGATGCAGCTTGTCCCCGGTGATCCACGGCTCCAGCAGGTCATCCGCATCGAGAACGACATCACGGACCTCGATGTCGATATCACCGTGGCCGAGGGTCAGGACGTGCCGACCATGCAGGCGGAAAACTTCCAGACGTTGGTGCAGTTGGCCAGCGTGCAGCCGGGACTGATCCCTGGCGAGGTTCTGGTCGCTGCGAGCAGCCTGCGCAACAAGGACGACTTGTTGCAAATGATGAAGCAGCACATGCAGCAGCAGGGGCAGCAGCAAGCCCAGGCCGCGCAGATGGCCGGGCAGCACGCCCAGGCGCAGGTCACCGATATGCAGGCGAAGGCCGCGGCTAACTTCGCGCTGGCCCAAGAGCGTAAGGTCAACGCGGCGCGCGGTGTGCATGACATCCATGCCGACTTTAGCAGCGACCCATACGGGCAACCCAACGTGGCGCCGGACAATCCGCCGGGCGCATCGCAGCCACAGCAGCCTGATCCCGAGCAGATGCCGCCAGATGTTGCCCTGGCCACTCATCTCGCGGACTTGCGCGGGAAACACGCCAAAGCCGCGCTGGACGAAGCCAAGGCGACGCAGACAGCGCACCAGACTGTCGGCGAAATCGCCAATACGCATCAGATGATGGTAAATACAAACAGGTTGATACGTTCTCCAATACCGCAGGCGGCTCCGCCAGGGCAGCCTACGTGACGTGTTTCCACTGCAATCCGCATCTGATCCTGGAAACGCACGACCGATTTATGCCGAACACTTTAGCTACCTTGGCATTAGACATGCCGCTTGCTGACATTCTTCGGATCTGTCTCACGGCGTCATCGTCCAGTTTGGCGCTTCTCTGATCGACGCCGAACTTGGGATTGGGGGTGGCCTGCCTTCCGTTAAGACTAGCGTGGGCGCAGTTCTCTTTGTGGCTGCACCATTCGAGGTTTTCGGCGCGGGCGTCGGAGATATCAAAGTTGATGTGGTTGACGACCGGCTTGTTATCGGGGTTCGGAATGAACGCTTTCGCGACCAACCTATGGACCCGAAGCGTCCTTGTGACGTCTCCATCTTGGAGTGTCACCCGCAGATAAGGAAGTATCCAACCTCGCGAGGTGCGCAGAGTTTGGAAGCGACCGATTTTCAGGAGTTGGCCAGCGCGCGCCCTAATCGCAATCCCGCCGTTAGGCATGGGAACGGTGACATCGGTCGCCCTCCGCACTCGTCCCATGTTGCTCACCTCGTAATCGGGATGAGCTGCGATAAGTCGCCAGACTTCGGCTACGTTCTGATCAGCCATTGCGTGTGCTCCACAGACACCGTGATGGTCAGGGGCCGGCGGCTGCTGAGCACAGCGCCGGCTCCGCACATCATACCACACGCTCGTACGCCTATTCCACAACCCGGACAGCCAGGACAATAGCCATGCCAGCAACAGCAACCGGCCGCGGCGCGCAGGTCCTCGTTGACCCCATGAGTGACACCGCCAAGGCAATTCGTGGTGCCTATGCTGCTACGTTCGAGGCCAATACCGCCAAGGTCGCGGCCGACATCGCGGCCGGGCTCCATGCGGCCAGTGGCAGCAAGCCAGACGGTACCACCAGCACTAATATCGCGAGCGACATTGCGGTCAGCCCTTCAGTGGCGCCGAGACAGGCCGGCTCGCTGATGCTCGGAACCAGCGCCGGGCCGACCATCGTCGCTGGTGCCGGCGTTGCCAGCGGTACCCAACCATCCGGTTCCATCTTCATCCGCACGGACGGCGCGGCAGGTGCACGGCTCTACGTAAGCCAGGGCGGCGGCACCTGGATTGCAATCGCAGCGGTCTAATCACTGAGGACATCCATGGCTAACGAAGCACTCGACGGCTTCTTGGCAGCGGGCGCGCCCGAGGCCGCACCCGAGCCACCGCCGGAGTCCGCCGCCCCGGAACCCGCACCGGAACCACAGCAGAAGCCGGACGCGAAGCCCGCGCCTGAGGCCAAGGCTCCCGCGGCCAAGGAACCGGAGGAGGACGAGGAGTTCGAGCCGGCGCGCGACGGCGAGATGTTGGTACCGCGTCGGGCGCTCGAGAAGGTGCGCAACGACTGGAAAAGCAAGGCAGCCGCCGAAAGGGCGGTAGCCGAGGAACTCCGTCGCCAACTCGAGGAGGTCAAACGTGCCCCGCAGACGCCGGCACCGCAGCCCGCACCCGCGCCGATGATGCATCAGCGGCCGATGCCGGATCCCGCCACCGATCCGCATGGCTGGGCAAGGCACGTCCAACTACAGCACCAGGAAGACATGCTCAACGAGCGGCTGAACAACTCGGAGGAGCGGCTGCGCGATAAGATCGGCGACGAAAAGCTCGATGAATATGTCGCCGAGTTCAAGCAGCTGGCCGAGCGCGATCAATCATTGTTCCCCAAGCTCTATAACCAGAGGCATCCATATGGCTGGATGCAGCGCGAGGTGGAGCGCCAGCGGGTGCTGCGCGATGTCGGCGAAGACCCCACCGCCTACCGCACCAAGATCGAGGCCGAAGCGCGAGCGAAGTGGGAGGCTGAGGCCCAGCAACCGGAGCAGGGCAACGGCGGCGCTCGCATCTCGCCAGCGGCCGGCTTGGCGCCGTCGCTAGCCAATGCACGCAGCGTCGCGGGGCGGACGACAACGACGTTCACCGGGCCACCTGCACTCGAGGAGTTGTTCCCCGGGCATAATCGCCAGCCCCAGCGGCGTTAGTGAAGCAGCTTAGAGATCGCCCATGCGGCGCCGATGACCACCAGAGGACTACCGATCATCGCCGTTATCATCTGCCAAGTGGTCGGAAGCTGGCTCAGCTTCCCGTCCATACGATGCACAACGACTGAGAGGGCATCGATCTTGTCGCCGAGCTTTTCCAGGGCGGTTTTGATGTCGGCCATGTCCTCCTCCAGCCGCTGGACGCGCCACGGCAGGCTAGCAGGGTCCGGCGTCTGGTCATTCATGGCGGGCGCTGTAGTGGTCGGCATAATGCACTTCTAGATGCCTGCCAGGGTGCAATTCCCATCCATCATTGCATGCCATCTTGAAGCATTTGGCCGGAGGCACCTGTAACGCCATGAGGTTCGGATCGAACAAGGTCACGTCGCCGTCCCATACCGTCGAGTGCTCCTCGCTGGTGACGATGCGCCAAACGCGGTCAGGCACGCTCGCTTGCGCAAGTTCCAAGTTGAAGTTCACCAGCCAATGACACGCTGCATGTTTGACGTATTGCCAGTAAGCCGGCATCCGGCCGCGATGGTCGCACCACCAATCGCAGGACTCGAACTCGTGCGGCACCATGCCAGGCAGGAACTCATGCCCCCACCGACCGAAGGTGAATTTGTTGAAGTCGCGCACGAGCACCTCTGCAACCTTGGGATCGGCGAGATGCGGGCGGATGCGGCGCCAGTGGCGCTGGATGTCGTAATACTGCATGGGCCTCACTCCGTCCTGGCGAAAGCGCCGTGCAGGCGCAAGGCGGCTTTGGCGTAGGCCGCATGCGCTTCTTGGGCGGTGTCGAAATAGCCTAGGTGGTGTTGCCGTTTCTGATGTTTGATCTGTGCCAGCCATCTACCGGCCCGCTTGTCCCAGTAGGCTCCCTTGAGCCCGGACGTGTTATGCTTCGGCGTCCCAACGTTTCCCATGCTCTGCGAGCGAGTAGCGATGCGCAGGTTGCCGATGCGGTTGTCCATCTTGTCGGTGTTGACGTGGTCGAGCTCACCTTCGGGCCACCTACCGTAGACATAGAGCCATGCGAGGCGATGGGCTCGATAGAGCCGCCGATTGATACCCAGAAGGACGTATCCAAGCCGCTTGCACTGATGCCCAGCAGGTTTGCCGGCATACCGGACGTTGGTAGTGTGATGGACGTTTTTGCGTCGCCGCCAATGGAATTGGCCGGTCGAGTGGTCGTAGTCCAGCACCTCCCGTAGCTGCTGGGCGGTAAGATCGTCTATGAATTGTCTAGCCATGATCTGTGCTTCCTCACAGTAGTGGTCAGAGGCCCGGTGACTGCTGAACACAGCGCCGGGTCTCGCTTTCTACCACACTTCGTAGCCTGCCGCCGAGGTACTTTTCGGGCGTTTCGCTTAGCCGCTGAGCGTTATCAGCGGCCGTCGCCGCCGGATGTATCGGGCGTCTCCTGCCGCCGAGGTTACGGGCGTTGCCGAAACGAAAATCCGCAACTTCCCAACAACCTCAGCGACAGGAGAGTGTTACGTGGCCGATATGAATGTGACTCCGGCTAGACCGGGTTTAACGCCCCTTATATGGGATTCGGAGTTTTTTTCCGAGTACGTACGTCGCAACCAGTTCGCGAAATATATGGGGACGGCAACGAATTCCCTCATACAAGTCCGGGAGGATCTGACCAGGAAGGCTGGCGACACTGTGGTGTTCCCCGCGATGCGGCGGCTGGTCGGAGCCGGAGTCACCGGCAACACCATTTTGGAGGGCAATGAGGAACTCCTCAACCTCCGCTCGTTAAACCTCGTCGTGTCGGCGTTCCGGCACGCCGTCGCCGTCAGCGATTGGGACGAGCAGAAAAGCGTCGTCGATCTGCGTGAAGCAGCCCGCGAGGCGCTGATGACGTGGGAACTCGAGAAGATGCGCACCGACATCATCACCTCGCTCGGGGCGATAACCGCGGATGGCAACGTGCAGGTATCGTATGGCGCGGCATCCGCCGCACAGCGCAACGCCTGGCTGGTCAACAACACCGACCGCGCCCTGTTCGGTCACCTCAAGTCGAACTCTGTCTCCGGCGTCATGGCGACCGCACTGCTCACCATCGCCTCACCAGGCGACCGGATGAGCACCGCCATCCTCACGCTGGCCAAGCGCATGGCACGCACCGCCAACCCCCGCCTCAGGCCAATCACCGTCAACAATGACGAGGAATGGTATGTGGTGTTCATGCCGTCGATGGTGTTCCGCGATCTGCTACTGGATACCGTGATCACCAACGCGCTGCAGTATGCGTGGAACAGGGGGACCGATAACCCGCTGTTTACCGGTGGCGACCTCGTGTACGACGGATTGATCATCCGCGAGATACCGGAGTTGCCCGTCATCGCTGGCGCTGGTGCGGCCGGTATCGACGTGGCCGCCTCGTTCATGTGCGGCGCACAGGCGCTTGGATGCGCTTGGGCACAGCGGATGAAGAGCACAACTAATACGCGAGACTATGGCTACATGCACGGCGTAGGGTTGCAGGAGGTGAGGGGAATTGGGAAGCTCAGATTTGGTGTAGACCCAACAACTGACACAACTAAACCTGTAGATAACGGGATACTAACTGTATATACAAGTGCCGTGGCCGACGCATAGGAGGAACAGCCAATGTCCAGCACGACACACCCCACCCCGCCGCCACCTGCGCCACCGAAGGTCGACCCGGCAGTCGCGGCCGCAGCAAAGGAGGCACAAGCCGCCGGCTCCATCGGCGCGCAGGTCATCCTCGACTTCAACAGCCAGGCCGGTCTCGGCGCGCGCGGCGGGGCGGCCGCGACCATCGAGGAAAACACCGTGCTGCGCGACGAGAACCTCGCGGCGGTCGGGCTCGACCCGGCCAACCCGAGCGGACCGCCGACCGGCGAGCCTTGGGTGCCGCCAGCAGTCGCCGCGGCAGCGGCGCCTAAGCACGTCGCCAGCTCCGCTACCAAGATGTCGAGCCTTGCGGCCGGCATTCAGGATCTGCCGACACCGCCGCCGCCCGCCGCCCACAGCGGCACCAAGGCCTAAGCCATGACCGTCGGCGTTGCCGACATTGCCGAGCGGGCATTGCGACGGCTTGGCGTCGCCGTGGTGCCCGTGGCCAACCGGCCGCCTCTGGCGGTGACCATACCAGTCGCCACCATCGCCACCAATGCGCTGCTGTGGCTCGCCGTGATCGCCTCGGACGAAACGCCGAGCGCCACCGATCAGGCGCTGGCGGTCGCCAAGGTGAACGCCGTGCACGACAGTCTGGTATCGCAGGCGTTCGTCTCGTGGACGTCGGGCGCCATCCCGCAGGCGATGAGCGAGGAATACACGCTCTTGACCGCGATGCATCTGGCCACGGCATTCGGCAAGGCGGCCGATCCGGCGCAGCTGCCGGTGTTCGAGGGTCGCGTGCGTAAATACCAGGTCGTAATGGATGCGCCGGCTGCGGCACAGAACGCGGTGATGGACGTGCACAACGATCTGTCGATGCGCGGCCTGGTGCGATGGTCCTCGTGGGATATACCAGACAGCGCCGCGGACGCTTATGAGATGCTTGCGGCCAATCAGATCGCGGCGTTGTTCGGCATGCAGGACGATGAAAAGGCCGGCCGCGCGTCGGAGATTCAACTGGCCCGGATGATCGCACTGCCGACCAGTGGGGAGAGAACTCCCGCTGAGTATTTCTAGGCCGGGGATGCGTGTCCGTGCTATGGGAAGAGTGTTCCCCGCACGCGCGGGGATGGCCCGGTCAGGGCGGTAGTTACGTCGCCCGAGATGAGGTGTTCCCCGCACGCGCGGGGATGTGCTATTCCAGAACCGGCAGGCCGTTTCTGAGGCGACCTGCCGGCTCCGGCTGGGTTCAGAAGCGGACCTTGATACGAACCTCGATCCGCTTCTTTCCCCACCGGATCACAACGCGGATTTCCATCCTCGCGTTCTCCGGTGCAACCGCACCCTGTCCGGGCCTGACCTTCGAGGGGTTGCCCGGACTCGCGGGCAACGGTCGCACACCGTTTCTAACACAATCTCTACGCCGGAGCATGGCTAATGCCAGACGGACTGACCTTCGGCAGCGCGCCGGGCGCTGCCAGCCAGACCGACGACGGGTTGGACTTCGCCGATTACATCCAGCCGCCGTCTGTGCCGCCCGATCCGATCGGCGACGACTGGCGCGGGCCTCCAGGACCACCTGGGCCGGCTGGACCACCTGGGCCGCAAGGGCCACCCGGATCGACTGGGCCGCAAGGTCCCAAGGGCGACACCGGAGCCACCGGATCGCAGGGAACGACCGGGCCACAGGGACCTATCGGATTGCAAGGCCCGAAGGGCGATTCCGGAAACACGGGCGCCACGGGGCCGCAGGGACCGCAGGGCGCGGCCTCGACGGTGCCCGGGCCACAAGGGCCGGCAGGACCGACAGGGCCGCAGGGCGCCACCGGAGCCACCGGAACAACCGGACCACAAGGGCCACCGGGAGCCGACAGCACGGTGCCCGGTCCGCAGGGACCGAAGGGCGACACCGGAAACACCGGAGCAACCGGACCGCAGGGACCGATCGGCCTGACCGGCTCGACCGGACCACAGGGGCCGCAAGGTGCCGCCTCGACCGTCCCCGGGCCACAGGGACCAGCCGGAGCGACAGGACCACAAGGTCCGCAGGGTGTGGCGGGACCGACCGGACCACCGGGGCCAGCCGGAGCGGCGGGCGGAACCGCTGTCAGCGCCGACGCGAACAACTTCGCGCACCTTGGCAGCGACAGCTTGGTTTATGTTCCGCAAGCGTTGCCGCTGACCGGCGGTGCGTTGACGGGGCCTGTGACGAACAGCGCATCGTTTACCCTCAGCGGATCGCTGCAAACCTTCGGATTTACAACAGGCGGCGGCGGCCAGTTCGGTATGTTCGCCTATAACGACACCTCGCTCGCGCTTGGTCCGACTGACGGCGGTGGGACTGCTAATAATGTGTGGGCGGAGTTTCGCACCAACGGCGACTTTCATCCGTGGGGAACGATCCTACTCGGCACCGTCAATTCCGATCCGTCGTCGATCGTCGGCGGGATCGAGATGTATCCCGGTTTCGGCGGCTTCGGCGTCAGCGCGAATACGCTGAACTATAATTGGCACGGCGTGCATCAGTTCATCCAGGGTGGCAATCCGATCATGCAACTAAGCGGCGGACTGTATATGCAGTCGCCGTTAGGACTCTGGCGTGATCCCGTTACCGCGAACGAAGCCGCAACGAAGCAATACGTGGACAACGCCGTTGCTGCGGTCCGCGCCGGCACCACCACCAACGACAATGCGCTTGCCGGACAGGTCGGTGAGGTGATCCAGGCGGTCGCGACCGCCACGGCGATCACCAACGGCGTTGTAACGCAAATAGCCAGCATCGCGCTAACCGCAGGCGATTGGGATGTGTTCGGTCTGGCCACACTGACCGCCGCGGCGAGCGCCGTGTTCGTGAATTGCCAGGCTGGGCCGTCAAGCAGTCCGACCGCATACGCAACGTATGATGCGGTCTACAATAATTTTACCACTGCGGCCAATGCGCTCATTAGCTTTCCCCTAATCGAAAACCGCGTCAGCCTCGCGGCCGGATCAACGGTCTATCTCCTGGTATCGGCCGGGTTCGCGTCAGGCACGGCAACCGGTCAGGGTCGGATTACCGCACGGCGCCGGAGGTGACACGGTAATGGACAACGAGGACCGGCGACTGATGCTCGAGGGGTTGGCCGAGCGGGCCGGCAAGTTACTCGCCGAGCAGCACATCGCTGCTGGCGGCGACGGGAAGTATCTCGGGCTGGCGGTGGATGCCTTCGCTCGCATGGTGGGTGAGCATGCCACGACCGCGCTCCGAGCCGGCACCGCAATCCCATGACCGCGCAGACCCTCGTGCTGCCCTACCTGCGCACCTCGCCGCTGCATATCCCGCGGCGCGACGTGGTGCTCGGTGGCGCCGACTGCTTCGCCCTCGAGGTGTCGATCGTCGAGAGCGACAACCCGTCCGCCATGGCGCTCGATCTGACCGGCGGCATCGGCGGCCCGGCGCTGACCATGCTGATCGCACCGGACAACTGGCTGCGCCCCTCGTGGGATTACGGTGCGCCGGTCATTTGGCCCGGCATCGTCATATGGTCCGGCCAGGGCGTCATCTCGTCCACCAAACTCGGCACGTTCGACGTCCACTTTCCCACCGGGACTATGGGACAGTGGCCGCTCCGCTGCATCTGGACCATTCAACTCGACTGGAACAACAGCGGCGACAGCCAGATGCTGTCCTACGGCCGGCTGCACGTCATGCCGTCGGTGGCCCGCGTGGCGGCGCAGAGCTTCCTGCTGACCGATCCATTGCCGGTGGTTTTGACTGACGACGGCACACCAGTTTTGACCGATGGAATGAGCGCATGAGCACAACAGGGACAATCCCCGGCACTCGCATTATCGACATGCCGAACCTCGGCGCGGTCAACAGCAGCTCGTCGTTTGTCGGCGAGCGTGCTGGCTCCGGCCGGTTCGACGCCACGGCGCTCGCGACCTATGTGGGGGGCACGCTCACCTATACCGCTCCCGGCACTGGCGCGGTCACCCGCAGCATCAACTCCAAGCTGGCCGATGTGCTGTCGGTCAAGGACTACGGTGCCATCGGTGACGGCGTGGCGGACGACACGGCGGCCATTCAACGCGCTATCGATGCGGGTGCGGCCATCGGCGGCGCGCAGGTGATGTTTCCGATCGGCAATTACCGCATCACCGCGACACTCAACATCGGCAACGGCACCGCCTCGGCAGTCTCGACCAAGGCCGGCGTGGTGCTAATCGGCGATGGTGCGCCGGCCATCACCGGGTTCTTCGCCGGATACTCGCTCAATCCCTCGGTGCGGCTGACTTGGGCAGGCAGTGCCGCGCCTATGATTAACGTCAACGGCCCCATTCAGGGCTGGGGCGTGCAGAACATCGCGCTGATGGGCGCATCCGTCGCGACGATCGGCATCAACGTCGTGTCAGGGCAGTTCGGCGACTGTCAGAATGTGCTGATAACCAACTGCATGGTGGAGGGCATCGGATCAACGACCGTTGCACCATTCGGTGCTGTCACCAATACCGACAGCCTGCACAATGCCTGGCGCAATATCGCCATCTCGATGCCGGTCTCGGTTGCCGTTAAGGGCATCGTGCTGACCGGTGTAGGGCCGGCCATATCTTCCGACACCGATGTTAATTTATTCGAGAATATCTTTATTGGCCTGCCGGCAAGCGGCACAGGATACGGCATCTATCTGCAGAACGCCGACACCAACCAGTTCATGGGCATCCACCTTGCCGGAGGCTCGGCGTCCTGCACCGGCATTATGTTCGACTATACCGGGTCGACCGGTTCCATCTGGCCCTCCGGTAATTCGTTCTTTGGGCTTGAAACCAACGGCTCGGTGCTAGGCGCCAACCAGTTCGTCAACAACGGCACACCGAGCATCAACGCCAGGCCGAACTACATCCGCGGCATGGATATGGATAACAGTTCGACCAATCCGACGATTGCCAATCTGCTGCCTGACTTGCCTGTGGTGGTGACGCCGAACGTCTATATGCGCGGCCTTACAGCATCGATCGTCGGCGCCCCCCTGATCACGCCATATGCCGATGGTATCTACCGGGTGAGCCTCTATCTGGGCATCCAGACCACCGGCAACGCCGTGACCGTAACGGCATCGATCGGCTGGAACGATGGCGCGTCGCGGACCTACTCAACGGCAGCGGTCAACATGAGCACCGGGGCAAACAACCCGCAGTATATCACCCTGACAGTGATCAACTTGGCCAATCTCGGACTCACCTATAGCACCAGCGTGTCGGGGGCGATCGGCGCTGGGCTTTACCAGTTGGCCATCGTCGCGGAGCGTATCAGTTGAGCGCATCGCTACAGCAGGCCGCACCGGCACCGCAGGGCATGCGGCGCATTCCGTTCACCACGGAAAGCTATCAGCACCCGTCGCTGCCAGTCTCGGCCAAGCAACTCCTGAACCTCTACGTCG